ATGTCTACTGTAATAACGCCGCGGTCTGGATCGTAGAGCGGTCTAATAAAACACTCCTGAGCTACGAAGGTAGCCTGGTCTGCGCTGTAGAAGGCTAGGTCTAGATCTGCAAAGACCTTAAAAGGCTCGCTATCGCCTTCGATAGTACGCGTAGTCTTTCTCGAGTAGATCGCGGCGATCTGCTCTGCCGCCTGCCGCAGTACGTTTATACTCGTATCTGCTCGCAGGGCTAGTCGCTCGTAGGTCTGCGGTAGAAAGAGCTTCTGTAGCTCTGCGTCTAGAAGATGCGCCCAGTCTCCGTGATAAATATCGAGCAGGCTAGCTACGTACTCTCTGCGCTCTTTTTGCTCCTGCGAGCGTACGAGCTGCTGTATCGTATCGCTTGTAATGTTCATCTTGTGCGTCTCCTACGACGTTTAGCACGTTTAGCCCTTGCCGCTCTCTGCTTCTTCTGCTTCTTTGCTGCGTCTTCTTTGTTCCACCTGGCTACGGTACGTATCGCCCAGTTTACGCCCGCGCTACCGCCCCACGTACCCCACGCTACCCTACCTCTATCCTTCCAAGGTGTACCACGGTACTGCTCGGAAACTGTAGCGTTTTTTCTATGCCTCTGAAAAGCAGCCATCCTACGTACGGTTTCTTCTGTTAGGCTCTTACCGCTCGCGAGCTGGTTAGCGCGGCGCCATCCTACGCGAGTAGCGCCGCGTACCTGCGAGCGCCCGTACTTGTCTCGCCATCGTAGCATTTTCTTCGCTTCTGCTACGGCGCCTGTAGGTGGTTTTGCCTTACGCATTTTGTAACGCCTCCTCTATCCACGCTAGAGCCTCGCCAGACTTTACTTGCTCGCTCGTAGCGTAGTATACCGTATATCCTTCTAATTGTAACCACGCCATTTTTAAGCAGTCTCCGCTATACCCTGCGCCTCTGGTATGTCTACCGCCTGCCCACGTCCCGCCCTGGATCTCTAGTACGATACGCTCTGCTAACCAGGCGAAGTCTGCTCTATGTCTCGTATAGAGCTTCTTAGGATGCTCTGGTTTCTTTCGTTGGATAGGGATAAGACGTACTTGTCGCTCTGGTAGAGGTAGGCCAGCTGCGACGAGCTGCGCGTAGAACGCGTCTTCTACTTTGCTCATAAACCGCTACCAAATAGCGGTAACTGTATACGGCGCATACGCTCGCAGGCGAGATCGTAGTACGCGGCGTCTCGCTCGATACCGATAAAGCTAAAGCCTTCTTCTATGCAGGCTCTACCTGTACTGCCGCTACCCATAAAAGGATCTAGAACGACGCCGCCTGGTCTCGTAACCAGACGGCAGAGATAGCGCATAAGCTCTACAGGCTTTACCGTAGGATGCGTATTACGCGTAGGCGTTCTAGATCCTGCGTACGGCGTTATCCCTGCGCTACCTTCTTTTCTATTCGTTTTCTCTCCTGGACTAGCTTTAGGTCTACTTAGCCCTGCGTCTCTATCTTCGCCGCTTGCCTTAGGACAGTAGAAAAAACGAGCGGCGCCCTGTAGGAGATCGTCTACCTCTGGCGATCCGTCGTGTAGTAGGTTCGCAGGCCACCTAGCATTACTAGCTATACCTATAGAATTATAGCTAGCTGCTTTTCTGCTAATGTAGCCTTCTTTCTGACAACCTCCTGTAGCCCTACCTAACTCTTCGTCTGCTTTGATTCTACAGGCGTCTACGTTTATCGCTCCTGTACCGTATTCTAGGACGTTCGCGGCTACCGTACCTGCGAAGGGTTTACGCGCTACAGTGATAGGCTCTAGCGCAGGCTTTAGCGCAGTACCCCACCCTGCCCACGTCTTCGCGTCTTCTATGTTCTGTATCTTCTTCGAGACGTCTAAGCTCTTAGGGAAGCCGCTACCATATACCCAAGCTATCATATCGCGAATCTCGTAGCCTGCGTCTTCTATGTTTACCGCCATCCTGTGCTGCGTACGCGTACCCGCGAAGGCGAGCAGGTAGCCGCCTGGTTTCAGTAGGCGCCTTGCTTCTTTCCAGATCTCTACGCTAGGTACGTCGTAGTCCCATCTAGCGCCCATAAAAGAAAGACCGTACGGAGGATCGGTTACGATAGCGTCTACGCTCTCTGCTGGTAGCGAGCGCATTACCTCTAGGCAGTCTCCTAGTAGTAGCGTTGGCTCTATCATGATACGCCACTAAATAGCTGTAGTTGTATGTTTTTTATCTTTTTTTTCGCAATGTCTATATAGTCTTTACTTATATCGCATCCTATATAACGTCTTTTGGTTTTTATGCTAGCTACGGCAGTAGTACCGCTACCCATGAAAGGATCTAAGACCATATCTGCCTCTTTAGACCAAGTTAGAATATGATCTACAGCTAACGACAAAGGAAAAGTAGCAGGATGCCCGTACGTACATATAGTAGGTGTAACTTCCCATACATTATACCTCTGTCCGTACTTTTGTATGGGTACGCCTATACAAGAGCTTTTTTTTGTAGATCCATCTTTTTGTCTATGCGTACCAGTATTTAATCTGCCATAAGATTTATTCACTTTATCTTTTAAAGGATTAAAGGTAGATGGTTTTCCTTTGCTTAGTATAAACATATATTCGAAAGTCTGCGCGTAGCGTACCTGTAAGCTACCTACGTCGCTAAAGCTAGGCTTCGTCCATATCATAGTATCATGTATACAAAACCCAACTTTTTGAAAGTAAAGCGCCTGCCTAAAGCTACTACCTGTCTCGCCTTTTTTGCTGTGCTTGTCTGCTACTATCCATACTACCACTCCGCCTGGTTTGATAACTTTATATAGTGCTTCTATGGTTTTTTTGTAGTCGAAGCTATAGCCGTTATACTGTCTAAGATCGTCATAAGGTGGACTAGTTACTACAAGATCTACGCTCTCCGCAGGTAGCGAGCGCATTACCTCTAAGCAGTCTCCTAGTAATAGCTTAGGCTCTATCATGATACGCCCAGTATGCAGGCGAGCGCTCGCGCATAGTTGTAGGTCATACCCCACCCTGAGATCTGCTGCTTTGTCGGTTTACTATTCCACGGCTGGAAGTAGCCGTAGAGAATGCAGGCGCTCGTACGGTAGGTTTTCTCTTCGAGTGATAGGTTTTTGTCGAGTAACCATACGTAGGGAGTGTTCCACGAATAGCGCGAAGGCATCTCCTCGAGCAAGTACCAACATATAACGCGGCTAGCGTTCATAGGCTCGATAACTAGCTCTGGATCGTCTACAAAGTCTACGTTGAATCTCTCAGCTGCGCGAGTGTAGTTACCTTTACCTGTAAGCTGTATAACGCCGCGCCCCTTGTACTTCGCGCCGTCGCCTGGTTCCGTATTCCCTAGGTTTTTTCCGGTAGACGTCTGGTAGCCGTAGTCTTCTTCGCACTTCGCGTCGCTCTTCTGCTCCTGGTCGTACCACGCGGCGCCCGTCTCGTACATACATCTTCCCCAGAGAGCGCAGAGCGCAGTATCTTTCTCGAAGGCGAGTAGTAGACTTGCCTTGTTTAAACAGTCTAGAAACCACGGCATCTTAGAGCGGTCTGTACAATCGCTACCCCACCCCTGGATAGCCTCGCCGCGCTCCTGATAGTACCACTGTGCTGCTAGGTTACATGCAGCGTTAGCCTGCTCTAGAGTAATCATAGCGTACGTACTCCTGTAGATTCTAAGCCTATAATCGCGTAGCGTAACGCGTCTCTGGCGTGGTCGTAAACGCCGTCTTTTAGCGGTACGTTCGCCTGTACCCCTGCGAGCTTTTCTGGGTACTTGCTCGCCTGTAGAGATCGTATTATGCCTCGCTCGTGGTTACATCTCTTCGCTATGTAGAGCGTAGGTGGTCCTGCGAAGGGTTTTAGCTTTATACGCATCTGGTCTATACCGTACGGTATGTAGCGCTTCTTTGGATCGTAGGTAGCGACTACTCGCCATCCTTCGCCTTTCAGTAACGAGACGTCGCTATAGCCCTCTACGATAGAAGCAGCGGCGCCCGCAGGATCTACGTAGGCGATACCTTTACGCCAGCGTCTATAGGCTAGCTTCTTTTCGATTAGCCTGGTTAGCTCTCGCGTAGAGCAGTTGCTAGGCTGCTCTTCGTCTATGATATGTACGCAGTTTTGGGTACCGTGGCGCCTACAGAATGGTAGTAGCTGGAAGTAGAGTACAGAAGGCGATCTGTAACCGAAGTCTACGGCTAGGTTTACAGGTAGGTTTTCTACAGGCTCTAGATCGTCTTCTACGTGAACGTCTGCGCTAAACTCTGGGAAAACGCCGCCGCTAAGGTGTACGAACCTACCACCTACATACATCTCGAAGAGAGAGCTACTGTAGCTGCGGCGCATCTGCTCTATATAGTCGTCTGGATTGTAGATATTCTCGCTTGTCTTCGCGTGGATAATCTCGCGGTCCTGCGGCCTACTATCGCTACCAAACTCATCGAATAACCAGTTCATCTCTGGTGTGGTCGTAAGAAAACCTTGAAAGCGCCTTGCTCCTGGTTCACGTAGGCGAGCGAGTAGCGTAGAGTAGGCGCTTCGCTTTATGTACCTCGCTTCGTCTGCCCACCACCACGACAGGTTAGTACCGTCTAGCGTCTCTGGTCTATCTGCGCTCGCGTACCAGACCTTCGCGCCGTTGTGCATCGTGATTACGCGATCTCCGCGCCTATGCTCTTTGATTAGCTCGCTTGGTAGCATCTCGAGAAAAGCAGGGAGCGAGAGACGCGTTAGCATATTGTAGGTAGGCGATACTATCATACCGCTCTGATTAGGTTGGTTTAGGACGTGATTTACCGCCTCAGCTGCGCCCGCTTTCGTCTTACCGCTCCCTACTCCTCCTAGCAGACATTTTACTCTAGAGCTGGTCTTATGAAAGATCGCCTGCGAAGGTAGCGGCGTATAGTCTATCGTTACGGTAGCCATCTCTAGAAGCCTGGGATCTCGTGTTTAATAACGACGGTCTTGTCTGTAGATGCCTGCTCTTTGTCTCCGTAGCCTCTGCTTCTTTGCACAGTACGCAGGTAGAAGCGTAACGCCTTAAATTGGTCTGCGTGGTTCTCGTCTCTGCAAATCTTTAGTAGGCGCCCTTCCATCTCGTCTCCTACCGTCTCTTTCTGCTGCTCCCAGGCTGCTCTAATGTCTTCGCAGGTATCGAGACGGCGCACGATAGTCATTCGAGAGCAACCCAGTATACGAGCTGCTGCGGCTACGATACCGCCTGCCTGCTCGATAGCGTCTATAATCTCTGCCTTGCTATATCTCGTCTTCTTTCTAGGCTTCTTAGACTTAGCCATAGTACGCGTCTCCCTGCGCGAGTGTATCATTGCTAAGAATCGCTCTCAGCTGCGCTCGTAGGCTCTAGATCAATGTACCACCTGGTAAGGCGCTCTTCTAGTACGGTCCTTATCCACTCGCTCTTAGTACTGTATACGCTCCGCGCTACTTCGTCTTCGATACGCTCGAGTAGTTCGGCGCTTACGCGTAGCTGTA